AGCGGCCCGCCATGTAGGCGGTCTGCAGGTTGGTGCGATAGATGGTCTCCAGCCGGCGTGGGCTGCCAAGTTCTATCGGGCGGCCGGTGCCCGGATACGGCGAGATCTCGCCGGTCTCCTTGTCGATGGCCTTGCCCCACCAGCCCAGCGCTTGCAGGCGTGGCTTGAGGTTCTGCTGAAATGCCTGGAACGGCAAGCCGTCATCCATCGCACGCTGCAGTTCCTCGCGGATCGACTGCAGCACTTCCAGTTTGGCGGCGCGCGCTACCGTGAAAGCGCGGGTATGGGCTTCGGCTGGCAGGTCGCGCCAGCTCTCCGTGATCGCATAGCCCTTGCCTTGCAGGTATTTCTGTGCGGCCTCCGGCGGGCGATTGAAGGTGGATTTCAGGCTGGCATCAGGCATTGTCTGCGGTTTCATCCTGCGCAGAGATCACGCCCCAGGCGGCAGCGGCATACCAGCCACGCGTGAGCCATTGTTCCAGCTTGTCCGTATGCATGTCCGGATACGCTTCTGCCAGCTTGCCCAGCACGTCCTCATAGCTTTCGCCCTTTTCGATCAGGGTGATCACTGGCTTCAGCATTTCCTCCACCTGCGCCTGCAGCTCTGGTGACGGCAGTCCGGATATCAGGTCATCGATCGCCTGCTGATCCGGGAACGGGTGCTCGCCTTCGGCAAATTCGGCCCTTTGTTCGGCACCAGGCTGACCAGTCGCAGAATTTCCAGGGAGCGCCTCGATCGGCGTCGCTGTCTTCTCGACCCACTCACCGCCATAGGTATCCTGAACATACTTCAGGCGCGGCTTGAAGCCCATGCCGGCAATCTTCGTATCACGATCAGCGCGTGTGTTGAGATCTTCGCTATCCTCAAGTACGCGCCAAACGGTCGGCAGCGCCGCGCCTGGGAAATTCCACTCGACCAGCCATTTGACGATGGTAGCGTTAAAACTCTGACACACCAGATCCGCATCGGCTTTGACGATATCGGCGCGCACTTCCGCCTGCAGATCATCATTGCCCAGACGTCCGGGCGTACCTTGTGTGCTGGCCGTCTGGCCCAGCGTCACGCGAGCAATGGCTGCATCCATGCGGTCATAGAGCGACGTGTAGTCTGCCGTGCCGCCGCGCGTCGCTTCCAGCAACTCCGCTACCATGCCCTCGGGGATGACGATGGCGCTATCGGTCTGGATCGCCTGTAGTGCATCGAGCAGCTTGTTCTGCTCATCGTCCGGCGTGCCGGCTGGATATTTGCCGACAGCGGTCGGGCTGCCGAATTTCTCCAGGAACACTAGCCAGAACTTGATGCCGTTGCGCTTGAAGAACACCGGCCAGTAGAGCCAGTGAGCAAGGCCAAGCCCATAGGGTTCGTCGTCATGATCGGCGCCCGTGGTAAAGGTCCAGAACTTTTTATCCGGCAGATCTTCGCCCAGCGGTTTGGCCGATGTCTTGAGCTTGAGGCGCATGTCCGGCCCGAAACCGAAGCGCCGGCGGTCGCGCACCTTGATGGCATCGATGACGATACGGCTGCCTTCCACCTTCCACAGCGCCTCGGCCACACCGTAGCCATAAAATACGCCGTAGAGCATCTTCTCGGTGATATTGTCGAAATCGAGCGCGGCGAGCTGCTCCTCGATGAACTGTGCCGCCTGCTTATCGATACGCTTATCGCCGCCGCGCGAGATCACCGCGCTGATACGCTGGCCGAAGCAGGTCTTCACCTGGTCGTCGCGCAGCACTTCCTGGTAGATGATGAGGTCGCCGCCGCTCTTGAGCTGCAGCAGACGATCCTGCGGCGGCAGCAAGGGCAGCTTATCGACAAAGCCGCGCGTGATATCGCGGCCGTCGCGGGTGGTGGCGATTTCGTTCTTTAACTCTTTATCCATGATGTCCTCACATGAAACCTGCCATGCCGCCGGCAGCGGCTACGCGCGGGCCGGATGACTTGAATTCGCTGCTTGCAAAACCGGTGGTCGCGGCCATCCACAGCATCTGCAGCGCATCCGGTCCATCGTCATGGTCGGCTTTGGGGAAATGCCGCAACTGCTCGATCAGCGTGTGCTGACTTGGGTGCAGCCGGATCAGCCCGTTGACCATATGCGGCTGCAGGCTCTCGATGCGCAGCAACTTATCTGTGCTGGGCGTGACCGCCCGTGCCGGTACCGGGATGCCGCGCACGGCGGAGCGCTTCACCAGCTCGGTGCGTAAAAACTCCTGGAACTGCACCGACTCCACCACCCACAGCAGGCAGCGGTATTCGATTTGCAGCGAAATCACATCCTCAATGATGCGGTCTGGCAGACGCTTACGGATCGCCGCCTCTACCACGTCCAGGATGCCGGTCTCACGGTTGAATCCGCCGACCAGCAGCGCCGACGGGTCACGGCTTGCGCCGTGTTTGCCCAGGGATGGGTCGCACGCGCCATATAAACGCCACTCGGCCAGGCGATTGACCCAGAACGTGACGCACTTGGCGAACGGCGCTGCGTCGTCTGATAGCGGGTCGTTCTGTAGCTCGGAGTCGAACGCGGCATGGCCGTCGCGCGCTCGGATCTTCATCAACTCGACCAGCGGCCGGGCTGTTGGCCAGCTCACCTCGGCGCCTTCGTTCATCGCAGGCGCATGCCCTTGGTAGAACTCGGCAGCGGCATTCTTGCCCACATTAAGCAGCAGTTCTTCCCAGCGGTCCCACAGATCCATGCGAGATGGCCAGGTGATCAAAGCGCGGAACTTCTTGCCGCGCCACAGCGGGTTCTTGATGAGTCTGGCCAGCATACTGTCGTAATGCAGGATGGTGCCGATAATCACCACATCCAGCTTGCCGCCGGCCTCGCCCAACTTGAGCACGGCCTTGTTGATCCAGCTTTCGGATTTGTCCCGCTGCAGCGGCGAGTGCACGTTGTCGTCGTTTTCCAGATCGTCGCCGACGAAGAAGTCAGGACGATAAGGCCCGTGCCGCCGGCCACGGATGCGCTTGCCGCTGCCGACCGCTTCCAGCTTGCGGTTGTTGGCGGTGAGAATCACCTCGGCGCGCCACACACGCCCCTGACCGCAGATCTCTGGGAAATCCATAGCGAGACGCGGATTGAACTCCAGCTCGGCCTTGATCGCCTCCAGCATGGTGGCAGCCTGGTCGAAGGCGTCCATGCCGATGATGCCGTAATGCTTGCGACCGCTGGCAAATAACCAGATCGGCCAGATCTGTGTAGTGATGGTGGACTTGGCCTCGCCACGCGGCGCGGCAACCGCGTCCGTCTCGATGCTATCCGGGATCTCCTGCAGGCGCGGGTAGAGGTAATCGTGCAGGCGGCTGTTTTCTTTCTTCACGTAATGCGGAAAGTAAGTCCGCGCAAAGAACTCGAAGTCGTCCTGCGCCCGCATGCGGCGCTCGGCCGAACTGGCGGCATCCGAGGCAAAGCCGGAGACATCCGCCTCGATCTTCTGCCGCAGCGAGTTGGACAGCTCGACGAGCTGCTGCAGGAACTCCTTACCGGACTTGGCCATCAGCCAAGCTCCTGCGTCATATACTCGCCAAACGGCTCCAGCACTTCCAGCAGCGCGTTGGCGTGTTGCGGATAGCGTTCCGCAATGAATCCGGCCAGCTTCTGCAGCACTTCCATCGCGACTGCCAACTTGTTCAGTTTTGGGTTGCCCTTGGCCACAGCGCTCATGGTCTTGTGGTAGGCATCAGACAAACGCGAGAGCGCTTCTGCCTTGGATAGAGGGCTGGTCTTGTCGTCAGCCTTGAGACCGGCCATCGTGTTCTGAAACAGGGTCACAAACTCTTCTAGCACAGCCTGCGTGACAGCCTCTGCTCCCTCGGATGACAGCCGCGTGGCTGCACGGGCGCGGTCCCAGTCGTCGCCTTCGGTCTTGGCGTCACGCTTCCAGCGGCTGGCCGTACCGAAAGCCACGCCGATGCGCTGCGCTGCAGCTTCAAGACTCAGCGCCTGGTGCACATACGCGCTCCGGAGAGCGCGCCTGGTCTCTTCCGAATATGCCATCGATCAGATTCCGATCTTCTTCTTCAGTGTTTCAGCCAGCAGCGATACACCAATCGCCACCATGCCGCCCGATATCGCTCCGTTCATGGCGGCCTTTGTCTCGACCTTTCGCAGCCTGGTGTCCAGGCTTTCCAGTTTTTCGTTCTGAGCGTTCTGGCCACCAATCACCAGATCCAGCTTGCCCTTGATCTCGCCCAGCAGGCGGTGCTCTTCAGGTCCCATCGTCATCTCCATCAGGGCATGCGCCCGGTCGTTCAAAAAAATCCTGACATTTCACGCACACCATCACGCCCGGCAGCGCACGCCTCCGGGCCTCCGGTATCTCCTTCCCGCATTCCAGGCAATCGAGCGCCGTGACGGCACATGGGTTGCCAGGTGCATCGGCAAATCTTGCCCGCGTGCGTGCCACGGCTTCATCTCGCTGGATCATCTCCAGTTCCTGGGCGCGGTCGAAGTCGTCCATCTACTTTCTATCATCCAGAAGGATCTGCTGACAGGCTGTCAATTGATGCACTACTTTGTCGGCGTCGATGGCGAGTCCGACAAGAAATTCAGCAGCCTCTCCAGAAAGTTCGGCTCGCGCTTCACCATCACGTCCGCTGGTGGCGGCGAAAGCTTCGGGGGTGATACCACTACAGGCTGCCGGGCTGGAGGCAATGGGGATGCGCAGGCGCTGAGTGCCAGCGCGCAGATCAGAAATAACACGGTCTTTTTTAAGTTCCACACGGCGAAGATCCTCCTGGTAATGCGCCGAGGCCAAGGCCATATCCTCGGCATGTTGACGCTCGCGATCGCGAGCCTGTCGATTGAGCATGATGATGGTGCTGTTGGCAGCGGCCAGTTCTTCGTTTTCGCGCACTTGCCAGCGTGCGCGCTCGGCTACCTCGCCGCGTGAGAACTGCTTTTCGCCGTAGGCGTAGATTCCGCCAATCCAAGCCACCGCGACCAGCAGCAACACACCGATGCGGAGCATGGCGCTATTCATCGCGACCCCCATATTTCAGGCTGATCCACTTGCTGATGCTGCCATGCGCGCCGACGACGCCGAGATAGATCAACCAAATTTCGGCATCCAGCGTGCCAGTCCACGCCTGTAGGCCAAAGGCTGCCGTGGTGGTGAGATAGGCGATATTCGACCAGACCTTGGTATGGCTCAGTTGGCCGGTGCCAGGATCTACAATCAGATCACGCAACATCATGCCGGCACCTTTCCAGCCTTGAGTTCTGCAATAGTCAGGCCGCCTGTGTATTGAAAATGAGGGAATTCGCGGAAGCGCTTCCAGCGCCCGGCCCATTCAAGTCCGGATGCTTCTCCGGCAATGCCAACGCGTTGCCAAAGCTCGCCGTCGGCACCCGTGGTGCCCCACACCGGCTTACCCTCACGCATGGGCACCACATCAAAGGCAACGCCATACTGGTGGAGGCTTTGCCAGGCACGGGCATTGGTGACAATGCGGCCCGGTGCAGTGCGGCCTTGGGCATAGAGCTTGTCCTGATCTACCGGCGAACGGTAAGTGCAAGTGACCAGAATCTCAATGCCAGCCATGCGACAGGCATGAATAAACTCCAGTGCGCGTATGCGTACCGGCAGAATCAGGTCGTCAAGTGAGCGGCTGGATTGTTTGGTGGTGGTCATGCCCAAATGGTATGTTCTACGGGCATGAGCAGCGACGGGGAAACGCTTCGGTCGCAAAAAGGGGCACCGAATGGCGCCCCTGATTAAACACTCTAAGTCAGATTTTAATATCCTGTCAATCTTTCGATGTGGCAGGGCATTTCAGCTCCGTCTCGATGCGCTCGATATCCTTATTGGCCAAGGTGAGCAGCTCTTCCACCGCGACCGCGAGGTTTATAGCCTCGTTCGCGCGATCATAATTCTGTTTATCGCACGGCACCATATCGCGAATCAGGCGGCTCACTGCCAGTGCTGCCGCCACGCGGCAAGATGCATCATACCAGGCACCAGGCATAGACTTAACCATGATGCACCTCCTGCGTTTTCGGTAGACGCCCTGCGAGCCGCGCCAAATGCACGCGCTGGCGGATGTAGTTGCTACCTTTTCCCGTCATGGCCTTGATCTCGTCACGCGATCTGCCTTCAAGCTCCATGCGCTCGATGAGCTGGATGATCTCGCGGTCATGCTGGCGCTTCTGCATGGCCGTCACCCGGCCCATCAGCCTGA